CCGGAACGGGCGACGCCGTTGAGCGCTCCCGACACCGACAGTACGCCAGCGCTGGCGTTCCGAGCTGCCCCGCTGGCGGTCATGAGTGCTGTACCGAGGGCGACAATCGCTGTGCTAGACGTGATTGCGGCGGACATCAAGCTCTGCAAACTGACCGCAGCCGCCAAGACACCGGCAGAAACCGTGGCAATCTCCTGGATCGCCGCCGCCAGGGTAAAGTACCCCACCGCCGCCTGAGACGCCATGTCCCCCGACTGCGCCATACTGGCCAGGATGATCTGCCCCGCCGACAGGGCTTGGATGGCGGTGGCAATGCTCTGCACACCTTCGCCGATGACGCCCATACCCTCACCGGCCAGGGAGATTTCCCCGATGCCGACGGCTACAGCCCCTAGGGACTTGGCGATGTCCAGCAGGGACAGACCCGCAATGAGGGAGATCCCCTCGGCCACGAGCTTGAAGCCCTGCCCGGCGTTGCGGGCGCTGGTGCCGATGGACTCGATGACCCCGGCGATACCGTCCAGCACCGACCGGAAGCCACCGCTGATGGCGTCCACCACGGTGGCAATGCCTCCACTGATGGAGTCCACCACCCCGCTGATGGCGTCGCCTGCCGTCTCGAAGACGTTGCACAACTCCTCACCGATGCAGGTGACGATCTGGCTCACCCCGTCGGCGATGTTGCCCACCAGCTCGCCCACCGCGCCGATAACGGCAGCAGCTGCCGCCGCGAAGGCACCGGCCATTTGGGCGGCGGTGTCACCCACCTGCTTGACCAGTGGGACAAGATTCTTGATGAATCCAGCGGCCAGCACCATGCCAGCACCCACCAGCACCATAGCAGCACCGAAGGCCACGAAGCCCACTGCGCCCGCCGTCAGCGCCGGTCCGATGATGGATGCGCCAAAAGCCAGACCGGCCAGAGCAACCACCAGGCCGCCCATGACGCCGACGGCCAACGCGCCCTGATCCGCCAGGGCGATGGCCGCCTGCGCTATCAACGCAAGCCCCACCCCAGCCAGGGCGACCCCGGCACCCAGGGCGATAAACGCCACCGCGCTGGTCAGCACCTGCTTTGCGCTGGCGCTGGAGGCGGCTCCGGTGGCTTCTTCTCCGGCGGCGATGCCGAACAGCTTCCCTGCGATTGCCCCAATGCCCTTTCCGGCCATTTTGACGATGGCGCCGCTGAACGCTTTCACGCCAGGGACGAGGGTCTTGACGATCTTGAAGCCTTTGTAGGCCACCAGCAGTTGGGGCAGCTTAGAGACGACCTTGGCGATGATGTCGGAGTTATCCTTGAGGAATCCGGCGAAGGATTTTAACGCACCGGTGATACCGCCGATCACGTCGGAAAAGCCGCTGACGCTATCCTTGGAACCGAAGGAGCCGGTCAGCTCAAAAAAGGAGTCGCCGATGGCGGAGAACGCCTCGCCAAATGCACCGGCAACATCTCTCGCTGCGGTTTTCAACACCGTCCAATAAGGAGAAATTGCATCGATTGCGCCCGATATTTTCTTGGCCAGCCCATTGGCATCGATACCACTGATCTTATCTGCCAGTGAGTCAATCGCTTTAATCCCGATGGAAGAAAACAACTCGAATGTGGGCATGAGCTTATTGGCAATTCCCTCTTTTACACCGTCTAGCGCCTGATCCATAGTTTTTGCCTGGGTCGCCATCTTCTGAAACCCTTTGCTGCCACCCGCTTTTTCAATCGCAGCAAAGAACGCTTCCGTTTTTATTTTTCCGTCTTGAACTTGTGAGATCAGCTTTTCTGTGCTGATTCCCATTGTTTTTGCAACTGCCGCCATGCCCGCCGGTGACTGTTCCAGCATGATCTTAAAATCTTCCCATGCGACTTTAGGCTTTGCCGCCATCTGCGTCGCCTGCTGTGACAGAGATTTCATTGCTTGGCTGGGATCTTCTGCCGCAGCCGCAAGGCCGCCAAATCCCTTCACAAGGCCGCTTGTGCCTTTGGAGAGCGATTTCATGCTACCGACACCGACCGCTTCCAGCTGTGCATAGGTAGAAGCCATTTCGCTGGAATTATACACAGTTGTTTCTGCATAGCTTTGCAGTTCTTTCTTGACGGCGCTGATCTGTTTTTTGTTCTTCCCGAAGTTTTTCATGTTGCCTTCGAAGGTTTTCCATGTCTTTACAGAAGAATTGATTTCGCCGATCATTTCTTGCGCTCCACTTGTAAGGGCAGAAAACGCGCTGGAGCCCGCCTTGGCCATGACACCGAACGCGAAGCCACCCTTGATTTGAGTAGACACTTCGTGCAGAGAGGTCATTTCCCGACCTGCAACTTTGGCCTGGGTCGCCATCTTCTGGAAATCCTTGCTCCCACCGACTTTCTCGACAGCTGCGAAGAAATCTTCCGTCTTGACCGTTCCGTTTTTGATTTCAGAAATCAACTCGGACAGACTCTTTCCCATCGATTTCGCGACCGCTTCCATCCCCGCCGGGGACTGCTCCAGCACAGCCTTGAAATCTTTCCAGGCAACAGTAGGGTTTTCCGCCATCTTCGTTGCCTGCTGCGCCAACGACCGCATCGCTTTGCTCGGATTTTCTGCCGCTGTCGCAAGGCCGCTGAGACCTTTCATGAGACCCGTTGCGCCTCCCGCAAGGGATTTCATGCTGCTGACGCCAGATGCCTCCAACTGTGCATAGGCGCTCGAAAAACCTTCCAGCGGTTTTGTCGCCCCTTTCATGCTGTTAACAAATCCGGCAACCTGCGCCGACAAAATTGCTTTAATGCTGAAGCTGTCAGCCACTCTCTCCACCTCCTTCCCGCAAGAATTGTTTCAGACCGGCGAACCGGTCTTCTGGTTCTCTATCGCTCAAAACCTTCTGCAACTCTGCATCGTAGTCATAGAACCGCTGAAACGTCCGGTAGACCGGCCGGGACTTGTGCTTGCCCACCCGCTTCTCCGCCTGCACGGCGAAGGAAAGGAACGCCTGCAGGTGGTTCCGATAGTCCAGATCCACCTGCCGCAGCCGCACCGCCTGCATGAGCAGGTTGTACTCCGGGATGGTCAGCCGATTCACCTGGTCGAAAGACGTAAAGCCCAGGAAGCGGAAGCAGCTCAGCGCCGCTTCCTGGTACATCTCCTCAATGCTCAGTTCTGTGCCGCCTGTGCCGCCTGTGCCGCCTGTGCCGCCTGTTCCGCCTGTGCCGCCTGTTCCGCCTGCCGCTTCTCCACGAACTCCCGCACTTTTGTCAGGGTGCTCTTGGTACAGTTCGCTCTCTCGAAAAAATCCAGCACGTCTGCAAACAGCTGGTCTACGTCCGTGTTCTCGTCCTCCAGGTAGGCGTCCAGGGCTGTCCGCTGCAAGCGGGGGTGCTCACTCTGGTTGGCCGCCAGCAGCACATCCTCCAGGGTCTCCAGGACGCCGTCCATCAGGTCGATAATGGTGTAGTACAGGCCGATGTTGCGCTTTGCGCCGGTGTCCTCGTCAAAGGTCATCTCCACCCGCTTGTTGATCTCCCGTAAGAAGCCCATGCCAAAGCGGAAGGGGTATACTTTATCGTTGATGGTCAGTTCAAACATGATATTGCCTCCTTAACATACGAGCCGCCCGGCCTGGGCGGCTCTACTCGGTCTATTGTGCTGTTCAGCTGGATGCTTTGGGCGTGTCGGTAAAGATGTAGGCCGCCTGCTGCTGCTGATTTGCGGTCACGGTCACGTTGCCCCGGGCACCCTTGCCCTCCAGGCCAAAGGTCAGGCTGATCTCGGTCATGTCCTCCGCGTTGGAGTTCTTCTCGAACTCGGTGCCGTAGCCCTGAAAGTAGATACCCTTGAACTTGTTTTCGTTGCCACTGCCGGTGACAGCTTCCTCCAGGTTGGCTTCCCAAATCTCAAACTTCTCACCGTCCAGAATGGCGTCCTCCGTCTCATCCACTCTGGTATCCCCCTTGCTCAGCACACAGGTCACAGTGACCTCCTGCTCGGGCACGCCGGGGGTGCGGATAGACCCATCCTTGGTGGCGGTGGAGTCGGCGTCCACAGACAGGGTGCGACCGTTCTCGGTCACAAAGGCCAGGTTCCAGGCTCCTTCCTCCGCCTGCTTGGACAGACGGCGGAACAGGTACACAATCCGCTTGCCGGGCACGGCAGACGCGAACAGCTGCAAATCAAATTTCTTCATAAAATCACCTCGTACTAAATTGAATGGCCACATCCAGCACTCCGTGCAGGAGCGGCGTTTTGGTCGTATTGTCTGGCAGGATGCGCTGGTCTACGTCCCGCACAAACCACGCAAAGTGCGCCGTCGTCCCCAGCGTCCGGCACGTGGTCTTGACGGCGCTGAGCATGGCGGACACCGTGCCCCGCTGCTTGGGGTTGTCGTGCCAAACGTGGATGGTCTGATAGACCACGCCAAACAGGAGGGACTTGTTGGGCTCGTCCGTCTGGCGGCTGTCCCCCAAATAGATGAAGGGATAGGGCGTATCCTCCGGCGGCAACGCCCCGTCGTACACGTCATATCCCTGTTTGCGCAGCGCCAGGAGCAGCGCCGTGAACAGCTCTTGCTGTGGATCCATACGGCTTCACCTCACTCTGTCAATCGTTTCATGTCGCGCTCGAACTGCTTCTTCTGGTCATCGAACGCGGGCTTCAGGAAGGGCTGGGCGTCCATGCGTCGAGTGCCATATTCCAGGTAGGGTGCATAATGCGTGATTGGCCCCACCTCTGCCGTCAGGCCGCCGTCCAAGAGGTCTAAGCGGATACCGTCCTTGGTATCTCCGGTCGGCGGAACTTTCACCTTTCCCACGCCTTTCTTCCATTCATAATGCCCCTTGAAGTCGGCATTGCGCTGTGCCTTATCCTGTAACTGGCTGCCGTTGAGGCGAATGGTCTTCTTCACGGCGTCCATGCGGATATTTTTCTTTAGTTTTTTCTTCAGCGCTTGCATTCCCACGATCTTCATGTCAGACATCACGGCACCTCCGACAAAACGAAAGACTCCTTCACCCGCAGCCGGCGGCGGAGATCCACCCGATAGTGCGTCTCTCCGATGCGGATGCGGTCAAAGGGGTCTGTATAGTGGTTCTGGATATGCACGGTCAGGCTGCCCTGCTTGAGCTCGCCGTACACCAGCTGCATGGTCTCTGTGCGAGTGTCCATGACAGCGGCGTATCGGGCAGCCTCCGTGATAGTGTTGCTGCCATAGTCCCCGGTTTCCGGGTCGTATGCGCCAGCGGTAACCCTCTGAAAATAGATTGGCGTGTCATACCTCACAGGAATCGCACCCTCCCCCGTTTTGTGGTCTGCTGCTCGTCCAGGTAGGCTTCGATCTCGCTCATGTAACCGGCGAAATCGTTGTCGGCATAGGCGACGGTCTCCCCCTCCACGGAGTGGGAACTCATCCCCTCGGAGCCGATGCGGTTATAGCGGATGACCGCCACCTCCGGCACGATATACGCCAGGCTCTCCGGCACCTCGCTGGCACCACCCAGCAGCAGGAGCAGACGCGCCTGGACGGCGCTGACGATGGTGGTCAGCAGCGCGTCCCGGCTGTCGTCCGGGATGCCCAGGAGGGTTTTCAGGGTCGTCAGTGCGCTCTCAGGCATCGTCCGGCTCCTCTTACGCCTTGGCGGTCACGGTGGCCACGCCAGCCTTGAGGGCACGATAGGCGCTGTCGCACTCGACCACGCAGATCTCCTTGCCAGTGGCGGCGGTGATCTCATCGGTGCCGTTCCAGGCAGTCCAGCCCTTGACACTCTGGCCCGCGGCAGGCAGGACGGCATTGTCCGCCACCTTGTACTTGTAGCTGTTGCCGGAGGTCAGCGCCGGGGAGACGGTGAGCTTGGTCTTGCCGGAGGTGGTGGAGCTGGCGGCACTGGTGACGGTCAGGTTGTCCAGGCCGTATTCGCTGTCCAGCAACACCTTGCATACTGCCTTCTTGTTGTCCGGCAGGATGAACTCACCGGCCTTGCCTGCACCCTGGAGCGCCACACCGTCAAAGTCTTCGGATTCAATGGTGCGGGCGGTGTTGATGCCGGTGAACGCTTTGCCCACGCCGTCGATGTAGACGTAGGCCACCTCTCCGGTCTGGAACAGGTCGTCAGGCACTTCCTCGATGAGGAAACCCTTGAACTTCACCACGCCGTTTTCGTCGATATTGGCCACGGAACCCTTGGAGGTGGTGGTCAGTCTGTGATCCACGATGGCGTTGTACAGGTCGGCACACACCTTTGCCCGCTTGGTACCCACGGCCTCGATGTTGTTGTAATACTTGCTCAGGGCGTTGAAGATCGCCAGCACATTGTCGTCGGTGTAGTCCAGCAGCGTCTCGCTGTGACCGGCATTCTGGGAGATGAACTTGCCGTGAGCGTCGTTAAATGCCTTGGTCTTCGCTCTGGCCTGCAGCTCCAGCCGGTCTGCGATGGCGGCCGCGAAGTCGTTGTTCACCGTGTGCCGGTCGATGCCCTCATGGAAGTTCCAACCCCAGGTGTATTTTGCGGGGGTGTTGGTGTAGATGATCTCGGTGCGGCTGCCGAAGCGGCTGGAATTGCCAGTGCCAGTGCCGAACGCCTTGGTGGCAGTCTTATCATAGCCGGTGCCGCAGACACAGGGGATGTCAGAGGTCTTCACATAGAAGGCGGTCTCGTTCTCCTGGATGCCGTCCATGGCTTCGATGCTGCCGCCGAAGAAGTCGGCAAAATAGCTCTGCTTCTTGAATACCGCCTGCAGCAGGCGCTTGAATTCCAGCTGATAGCTGCGGGCGGGCAGGTCGTTGTTGTCGCCAGCCGCGAACAGCTGGAGGTCAAATTTCTGTCTCATCTTTCTGCTCCTTTACTGATATTTCGCAATGCGCTTGTCGATCTCGGACATGGCATTGCCGGTGTTGTGTACGGTCTTGGGGGTTCTGCCGGTAGCTCTCTCCACTTCAGCGCGCTTCAGCTGCGCCTGGACGATGGACACAAAGCGGTCGATCCGCTCCTTGGTCTCCTCGGCGTCCTCCCCTACCACGAAGTCCAGGATGTCCTGGGTGGCGTCCACGTTGTGCTCCTTCAGCAGGCCGGTGGCCGTCTTACCCAGCTCCATCCGCAGGGCGGAACGCTTCAGTTCTGCGTTCTCTTTTTGGAGCTTCTCCATCTCATACTGGTGCTTCTGGTCTGCGTTCATCTTCGCCAGCTTGGCGGACTCCTCCTGGGCGTTCTTCACCGCCGCTTCCTGTTCCGCTTTCCACTTGGCGAATTTCTTGTTGATGATAGCGTCAACATCTTTGTCGGTGTATTTCTTATCTCCTGCGCCCTGCTCCTGGGCAGGCTCCTGGCTTTCGGGCGGTTCAGTGCCCTCCGGCTGTGCCTGGGCAGGCGCTTCTTCTGCAAACAACTGCAAGTCAAACCGAACTTTTTCCATTGCTTCTACCTCCTCAAAGTTTTTGACCATTCTTCGCTGGGTCTTCCCCCCTGTTTTTCCGCCGTCAGGGCTTCGGCGCGCCGTCCCCGGCGATCTAAGACTTGTACGCACTGGGGATAAGCCTCCGCCACCCCCTGCACGCCAACAAAAAAGGAATCGGCCAGCAGCTGCACCTGCGGCGATCCCTCATATCTGACAAACGCCCCACCGGGCGCAATGTCGCTGTGTAATTGTGTGTCCGTCAGCTGCTCCGCCGACTGGACAAAGGTCTGCACCAGCGTGGATACCGCCGCACAGACCAGATCATGGCCGGGCGGTCCTGCGCCAGCGTGGCCGGTGACCTGGATAGAGCCTTGTCGGATGATTACCTGGATCATGGCGTTCCTCCTGAAAACGGGTATCAAAAAAGCACCCTTTTCGGATGCTGCTAATCACTTAACTTGTCTGCAATGTTCATGCCGAACTTGATACAACAAAGAATCGCCGCAATAGTGAGCACAACAAAATACGCTGTGCCCATCTTTAATTTCAATCCGACCATGAAAAGCAAAATACACGTCAGCATATTATCCTCCTGTTCTTGTGGTATGAAAAAGCACTGTACAATTCTGCACAGTGCTTTCATGCGTAAATCTGATTCAATTTCTCTATAGTCGGAAGGACCGACTCTGCAAACAACGTCCCATCCACTTTGAATTTCGCCAGCATCTCCTCGATAGACTGAAATTCGCCAATATTTCTCGGTTCAGCATCACTACTGTTTTCTGGGCTGGTGAATCCTTTGTCATCTACCCAAATGACAAGTCTTCTACTCCCTTTCATCCAGAAGATGAAGCCTTCATATCGCGCGGTAAAGAAGTTGAATGTGCCGCCTACGTTAAGGTTACCGTTTAATCTTTTGATAAACTGCTCTTTTTCCATAATCTCACCTCTCATTTTCGCAACAATCAAGAATATAGCTAGATGGGCTATTGTTGTCTATGCGCAAAAATTTTACGCTACCTGCAACGGCTTTCTCTAAATATTTTGAAGCATCAGCCGCTGGGTTTTGTGGGTCAACGAAAATCGTTTCACCATTGCGCTGTTCGGCAACAAATACATGCCCGCTCCCATTCGGCCACACCATAAATACTTCTGCTCTCGCGCCGTTACCCCAGGCGGCCATTTGCGCTCTGATTTCTTGCAGAGCATTTTTTCTTAAACACAACTGTAATTCTTGCCTTGTCCATGCCAATTCAAACGTTTGCGCCAAAGCATCCTCCGCCACTTTCGTAGGTATCGGCTTCGCCGTAACCCTATAACCACGCCTGCGCATTTCATAGGTCGGTACGCAGCGCTGGCAGTTGTTTTGCCACTTATACTCTCCTGTAGAGAAGTTCGGGTTCACCGCTGCCAAGTCTTCATCCACCCCGTAGATTCTCATCTTTCTATCGAAATTATCTGCGGGGCCTCTTCCTGCAATTATACCATTTTGTTCAGCTATTGCAAGCAGATTCTTCTGCTGCTCCCACTCCTCGGTGGTGCCGCCCTTGTCCAAGAAGTCCAACCAGGCTTCGTACTCGGTATCGTCCTCATAAGCGCTGACAGAACACCGGCAATTCGGGTGCATGGGCGGGGCGTTCTTGCCCGGCATCATGTCCTTGATCTTGAAGTGTTTGCCGTCCAGGTCGGAGCAGGCGGCGCAGCAGCCGTGGTTCACATGGAAGGTGTACATCTCGAATCCGTTGGCCAGGAAGGACTGCTTCTGTGCTTCCGTCTGCACCCTGGCCAGCTCTGTCCGCATGAGCCGTTCGGCAGCGTACGCCGCTCCGCCGTCCTTGCCATCCCCGATGTAATATTTGCGCAAATCCTTCGATAGTGCGCGGGGGTTTTTGCCCTGGATCAACCCTTGCTGTAACAGCTTGGACAAATCCGCTTTCATCTGCGCTTGGTTGCCCCAGATGCGCTCGGAAAAAGTGGCGCCATGGAAGGACGCATTGGGGATAGTCTCCGCCAGCTTGGCGTTGTTCCGGACGGTCTTGCCCAGGATGCCCGCCTGCCGCTGTAGTTCCTCCTCCGTGCGCCCTCGCAGGATTTTAGACATGAACTTCTCTTGCTCATCGTGGCCAGCGACCAGCTCCAGGCCGATGTTGGCCTTTAGCATCTCCAGCCGGTTGACTTTCATGGTCAGGTTATACAGCCGCATTTCTTCATTGGCTTGCTTGGAGAAGTCCTTGTCCGCCACATAGCGTTTGGCCTTGCGCTGGTAGGCCGCAATGTCCAGCTTGGACACCCGCCGCTTTGCCTCGGCCAGGGTGATCTGCTCCTTGTCCGCGTAGCGGCCATAGAAGGCGTCAATCTCCTTCTGGGCGGCGTCCAGCATATTCTGATAGATCGCCCGCAGCTGCGCCTGGTACTCCTGCTCCTCCTGGAGATAGTGCTTCAGGGCTTCCGCCTCCCGCTTCTCCCAGTAGGTCTTACTGCTCATGTTCTACCCCGAACCGGAAATCCGCAGTGCTTTCTGCCGCTTCCGCTCCCTCCTGCTCCATGCGCTCCAGCTCCTTCTTGACGTCTGGGACGATGGACAGAACGGACAGCTGTGTTTCCTTGGACACGATCCCTTCCAGTTGGGCAGCGGTCTGCGCCTCCTCTGCCACGTTTTTGGGCAGGTTGCGGGTGGTGCGGATGTCCACATCCCGCCAGGCGTCCCGATCGGGGACGTTGGTGGACAGAGAACAAAAGAGCTTGTACCGCTTGCGCAGCGACTTTTCAATTTTGCGGTCGAAGGTCAGCGCCAGATTGCTCATGGCCTGGAGCTTGTACGCCAGCGCAACACCAGATGCGGCGCTGCCAAAGGACTCGTCGGAGATATTAGCCACCATGGAGGTCTGATAGATCAGCGTTTCCAGGCGGTTGAGCAGGTTCTCCTGGGTGCCATCTGCCGTGGGCTTTTGGAGGAACTGCACCAGGATGTCCTTGGCGTCATCGGTGCCGTACAGGTTGATGACTCGATTGTCTCGAATCTTATAGATGCCGTCCTCGTCCAGTTCCGCGCCCAGCACTGCCAGATAGGCCTCCGCAAAAGCGTCCACGTCGTTGGCCTTTTCACCTAGTGTGTGGTTGTACGCCTCCACCAGGCCGGAGACCCCTTCATACAGTCCCATGCGGTCCTCATTGAGCGTCCACTCCACACAAGGGAGCCGCCCATAGGGGTTTTCCATCGGTTCCCCGGCGGTGGAGCCTTCGAAGGGGATGATCTCCTCCCTGGTCAAAATCTCGCCATAACGCTGTCCCGGTTGATCGGTCTCTGTGCTGTGGTACCCGTACCGCACCGCAAACAGCGCTCGATTCTTCACCGTGTCGTCATAAACCACGAACAGCTCCATGGGCGTGCAGATGGTCATCTTGGTCTTGGCCTCCTCGTCCTGGTACAGGTACTCAAAGGCGTGGCCGTAAATGCAGCACTTCCGTGCCAGCTCGTATTCGTGGTCGGTAATCTCATTCTCCCGCTCAAAATCGTTGATTGCTTGGGCAATGGTGTCATCCGGGTGGCTTTTCTTGATGGGCACCCCATAACCGAAGCCCAGGAAGGTGTCCGTGATGTACCGGGGGAAGTTGACCGCCAGCCGGTTGTCCGGTTTCCAGTCGGGCTTCTCCGGCTGCTTGTATACGTCGTGGAATCCCTTGTACAGGTTCTCCAGGTAGATGTAGCGTGGGAACCGCTCCTCGTGCTGACGGATGTACTCCTCTGCCAGCGTCAATGTAATCGGCTTGTCCGCACTGCACTGCAACGGTTCCGGCAGCTTGTATGGCCGTCTCTTTCTCATGTCAAATCCCTCCCTTGAAGGTCTTTATTTTCACCTTGCCCCGGCGCTCCTGCTCGATGGAGTACCGCAGCATGGCCATGGCGTCATCGCAGAAGTTCACCGGCTCGTCCAGATACTGGCCGCTCTTTTCGTCCCTGCGCCATTTCCACTGCTGGATCTCCTTGATGGTGTTTACGCAGCTGGGGTGGATGTGGAGCTTGTGCTGCTTCAGGTGGTCGATCTGGGCGTGAACACTGCCTGGCTCTTTCTTGACCGGCACCGCCCGGTATCCGGCCTTGCGCCACATTCGGATGCGATCCGGCTCGGCGCTGTCGCAGTACATGGTCAGGCGCTTCTGGAACCGTCCCTCCGCCAACTGGATGATCTCATCCGTGTCCTTGCCGAATACATACAGCTCCTGGCACAGGTAAAGCTCGCTGTCTTTGAACCCCACCTCACCGATGCAGTTGGCGTGGTTGAAGCCGAAGTCCTGGGCGTTGACCATGTAATCAAACCGTTCCGGTGACCGGTCAAAGTCCTCGATGACGTAGTTGGTCAGAATCAGGCCGCCCACCTCGCCCCACTCGCCCAAGCCATAGATGCGGTAGCCGTCTGGATCCACCAGCTTGCGCCGCTCCATGCGCTGCCGGTAGGCGTCGTCAATGAAGCGGTTGTGCAGATAGGTGCTGTGATGGGTCAGGACGTTGGGGTCTTGGATGTCGAAGAACACCCGCTTGATCCAGTGCTGCGAGCTGACCGGATTGAAGGTGCATCTGATCTGGTAGAACTGCCCCTCCGGCAGTGCACCACGAAGACGGTCGTCGATGATCTCAAAATCCTGCTGGGTGATCTCCGTGGCTTCTTCGATCCAAACGTCAGTGAGCTTCCCCCGTTTGAAGGTGATGGACTTCAGCTTCTCCCGCTGGCGCTCATCGTTGACACCCCGGAAGATGATCTGATTCCCGTTGACCAGGCATTCCAGGGACAGCGGCGAGGCATTGATCTTCCAGTAGCGCCCGTAGCGGTCACCGAACATCCGGTAGATCGCGCCGGTCAGCTCTGCATAGGTGCTGTCACGGTTGGTGATGTCCGACTTGCGGATGCACACCAGGTTCCGGCCCGGATCCTGCATCAGCCGCAGGATATAATGCTGGGCAGTGTCAACGCTCTTGCCGGAGCCAGCACTGCCCTTCATGATGATGTATCGTTTTGTGCTGCGGTCGACTTCCCGGAAGCAGGGGTTCATCTGGACCGAAATCTTCATTCGGGGTCATCTCCGTAGTCGATGTTAATGTGCAGCTCCGTATCAGCGTCCAGGTTGACTTTATCAATAGGGTTAAAGCCAGCCCGGTCAAGAATGTCTTTCGCCGCCAAATGCGCAACCATATCATTCTTTGATTCAAGTAACGCCAACTGCTTTCTAAAAGCTTTCGGTGCTGCATATTGCAAACTGCTGCGCATCAAAGAATTGTATGCGTCTTGAAATTCTGCGTTATTCTTTTTCCAGTCGCAAATGGTCTTCTGAGAAACGTTAATTGATTCAGCAATCTTTTTATCAGTCATCGTCCCCAAAACCATTAGCTCTAAGCATTTCAATTGCTTCGGCTTCAACATGTAGCAGCACCTCCTTCTTGTTAACTTTTTTTTACTTATATTTTGCCGCCATCATATGATACGATGGTTCGCCAATATGCTGCTCCGTATGGCATTTATGGCAAAGGCATTCGCCGTTTTTTATGTCTGCTCTCCCCATTGGATAATGAGCCCATCCAAGAATATGGTGTGCTTCCAAGTGTTCTTCTGACCCGCAATTTTCGCAACTCCCCTTTTTTAGGACTTCTTTTTTTCAGCGCCGAACCCTTGAATCATTTCTATCAAACGGATAAACAGTTTCTGTATCTTGCATAATAAACTTGAGAAAATCATCGCGGACAAGTATTTTAAGCAATAGCAAAGCCGCTTTCTTTACAACATAACCGTAATCTCCCAGCAACACAGCATATGCGTCAATTATCAACTCACTTGGTTCTTCTCTTAAAAAGCAATAATTCCAACTTTTGAAGCACCGTAAATCATTGCAGTCAATCAAGTACTCATCACAAAATCGTTTCTGCTTTTCCATCACTCAGACTCATCACCTTTCTGGCCATAAAAATAGCGCAAACCTGAAAAATCAGAATTTACGCAAACTTTTTTGATATTTCTCTTGACTTTTGTGTACACATAATGTATAATATAATCACAGGTTGAGGGTAGCCCAACCGAGTTTGATGGCAGTGTCAGAAAGGAGAAACAATGGACGAAGAAATGAGCCTCGCCGAACTGTTGAAGGCAACCGCCGAAGAGAATCAGACCAGAAAGATTCTCGCAATCCTGAAATCCAGCACAAATCTGGATGAAGCGATTGAAAAAGTAGAGAGCTTACTTAAAAACTAAGCAAGCTCCCTAAAAAACAGCAGTCATGGAAAGCGGTACTGACCGCCGCTTTCCCTCTGACATCATCATTTTAACACACCGCAATATTTTTTTCAATGGTCAGGTGATTACAGTGAAACAACCTAAACTAGGCCGCCCCACCAGCGACCCGAAAACGAAGCAGATCCATTTCAGGCTATCGGAATCAGACCTACTGATTTTTGAGTCGTGCGCCCAAAAACTCGGTCTTTCCATGACTGAAATGATCAAGTTCGCCGTCAAAAAATTAAACGATACTGCCAGCCAGCCCTCGGAGTAATCCGGGGGCTGAATTTTCGCTCTCTGTTCCGCCAAACACGGCATAAAAAGCGGCGCAAGCTCCGCGAAGCTCACGCCTGATTGGTGCCGGATGACCCGCCGGTCCGGGGCTGTCTTTCCAGCCGTCAATGGGGAGGGATTCAAAATGAGCCCTGGGCAAGGGAGGCCGACAACCGCCAGCCTCCCCGTATACCACAGGAGGTGCCCCTTGGTGGCACTGTTCACCGCTTGCCACTTTGGGATGATACTACTTTATCACGTTCTTTTGGCTCTTGGACGCCATCTTTTCTTTGAGATTCAGATTTTCGGCGACCAAATATGCAAATTGCTCGCTGACTCTCTGTGAATGCCGGTAGCTATACCCCACCTGCAACCCAGCCCCCGCCAAGGTGTGCGTCCCTTGCCAATAGACCAGGTCGATGATCTTCAGCCGTGCCGCTCCGTTGGGCAAACACTCCGTTGCTTGGATGGCAGCGGATACCGCCTCATACTCCTTTATGTCCTGCCCGTCCAGCTTCTTGACCACCGCGCATTCCAGCGACCGACCATCTCCAGCTTGCGGCGGCTGTGTGCTGTATCGTGCTGTGGTCGGGATGTAGATTGGCTCTCGCATCACCTTGTCGAGCGCCGGATACGCCCGGATCACAGCCTTGACGTAGCCCCACCAGCGGTATCTGGGCTTGCTCATCGGTTCACCCGCCTCTTATACTGCTCCGGCTCAATGACCCAAAGGCCAGTCTCCTCATGCAACGTCTCGTTCAAGTCAATTACGCTGGCAAAGTTCCCAATGACCGTGTCCATCAGACCCTGGATGTGGCGTCTAAAGTCTGCAAGTCTGGTCTTGCCAAACCCATACTTGTCGTGCAGCGTGGTCATGGCAAACAGCAAGACCACATCGTAGGCCAGGTTGACCATGTCTGCCCGTGACGCGGGCTTCGGCTTGTCCGGCTTCCGCCTGGCCTTCGCCCGTCGTTGCTGTCGATTCATCAAACCACCTCTCTTGCCTTGTACTGCCCATAGCTCAACCCCAACTCAGCCGCCCTAGCAGCGTCCAGAGACAGCGGACTCAGAGCCCTGTAGCGCTGGTATGTACGCTCCACGCCGCAAGTCCGGACGTGGCCGGTCTCCTGGAGGCAGGCGCAGTACATGGTCTTGCTTTTCGCGCTGTCCATGTGCTGCCAGTGGGGACAGCCCTTGCACGGGTTTGCGGCTCGTGCAGCTACAGATCTTGGCGGTTTCTTTTTTGCCAGTTTTTGCGGCTTCACGGGGTTTGCGCAGTGCCGTTTGCGCCGTTCTTCCGCCTGTTCTTGTCGGACTTCGTCCCGTCTGGCTTGCAGTTCTTCCGGAGCGGCGTGCACGAGCCACTCCAACCGGGCTTTGTATGCGTCTGACGGCCTGGTTTGGTTGCGTTCCCACTTGCTCACAGCGTTTTGCGTCGTGCCGACCAACTGCGCAAGCTTGTACTGCGACATCTGCTTCTGCGCCCGAAATGCCCTAATCTCTGCTCCTGTCATGTCTCATCCTCCTCCCATGTCGGCATCGGTACAAGCTCTATCGGGCCGTCCACCAGCACCATGCACACGTAGTGTACGCAGCTCACCATCGCCGTCCCCGCCGGGTCTGTGCTGTGCCTGCACACCGCGCGGTGCAAGCATGTGTCGCATAGGTCACGCTTTGTCATCGTCATGCCCCCTCAGTATCCGCAAACACTCCTGATAGCCTTCGATCTTCCCGGTCGCCAGATTCAATTCGCTCTCCGTCTCCAGCAGGATGTCTTTGGTCGCTTCCAGGTTTGCTTTTAGTATTTCGTTCTCTCGGTCGAGATGCTTCACATTCGCTTTCAAAATGTCGCAGCGCCGTTTCAGTTCTGCATAGTTCATTCATCCCACCTCCCTCACTCTGATCCCGTACCGGTACAGCATCAGCTTGCGCTTGATGACGTACTTGGCATAGCCAGCGGACGCGGGATCCCGGTAGCCTTTCACGTCTTCCACGACGGTCTCCCCGTCCTGGGTATAAACAAAATCGGCGATGTAATACAGCGGTCGTTCCACGCACTTTCCGTTGAGTCGCTGGCTGGGCAGCAGCTCGTACTTGACCTGCCGCCGCAGCTCGCTGATCTTCCCCGCCCGCTGCAAGATCATCAGCTCCTGATAACGCCGATACTCCCGCCGAGAGTCGAAGCTCCCGTGCGGTGTCACGACCTTCTGGTTTCGATATTTGCTCGTCACGCGTTTCAAAACATCGCCCCCTGCTCTGGATAATATTCCGGCTTTCTGATGGTCAAAACCGGATGCATGCGCATCAACTGCTTTGCTCTGTCGCTCGTTATATCTGCCATGTACCACTCCGGCGCCTCCGGCGGAATGGGCAGGTAATACTCTTCCGGCAGGTCAACTCCTGCCTCGGCACAAAGCTCTTCCAGCCGCCGTTTGCCATAGATGACATGGTTCCGCGTCAGGTTCATGTTGGCCCCATCCGGCCAACTTGGGTCGCTGCATCCATGTTCCCGCATATAGCACCAGTGCGCGATTCCGCGCCTGATTTCGTTTGCTTCTGCGCTAATCTGCTCCTGGAGCGTTTTCTTTCGCCGTGCCATCATCCTTCCTCCTCCCGTTGGCTCTCCAAAAAGTCTCGCATCCAGGCGTCCTGTTCCGCGATTCTAGCTGCAAACTCCGCCTGATCTTCCGGCTGTCTGTCCGCTTCCGGCACAGGTGCTTTTGCAGGCTTCTTCCAGCCCTGCTGCTGTCTTGCCGCCTGGTGCTGTTGCTCTGATGCCTGGATGTCCGCCAGAGACCGGACTCCCTCACGCTCATAGCGCTCCAGGATGGCCTTGATGTAATTCCAGCTCTGCTTGCGCTCGTCCTGAGCAATCTGGATGGCATGGATGGTCACCTCTGCCCCCAAGATGCCCTCAAAGCGTTCCAGCGCCTGCAGTGAGTACCCAGACGGTGCTGGGTTGATGTGCTGGCAGTAATAGGCCACTGCTTCTGACTGGCGGGGGACGCCTTCGCGCGCGTGCGCGTATAGTCCTCCCCCGATAGGGGGTAGACTATTGTTTTCGTATTCGTATTCCTTTTCGTATTGGCTTTTTTTGCTTTCGTTTGCTTGGGTTTGGTTTCCTTTGCTTTTTTCAGAAACCATTTGGTTTTTTCGCTTTTCTTTGCTTTCGCTTGCTTCCTTCTGCTTTCGGGGACGGCCACCCTTTTTCCCGGATTCCGAGCGTGTCTGGCAGAGCTCTTCATAGCTCTCTTTGGCTCGCTTTTCCTGCATCTTCACCCGGTTCCAGAAAAACCGCTCATTGCCCTTCATTTGGCTCTCCGTGCCGTCTATGCTGTATCTCAGCAACTCCCGGCAAAGCCTACCAAACTCAGCGTCAGTGAGCTCCTCCATCTCCAGCAGGTAGTCATGCTTCAGCGCAGCGTAATTTCTCGCCATGTTGTATTTTCCTCTCAGAACGGCAGCTCGCCGTCATTGTCGCTCAGCTCCGCGAAGCCGCCGTCACCGGGCATCCCGGAGCCGCTGGGTGGTCCGTAAGCGCCGCCGGAGCTTGTCCCGCTCTCATCCTTGCGTGAGTCACAAAAGTGGACGTTATCCGTCACGACCTCTGCCGCCACCCGGCGATTGCCGTCCTTGTCCGTGTAGTCCCGCATCTGCAACCGGCCTTCCACCAGCATCATACGGCCTTTGGTAAAGTAGCGGGAAACGAACTCCGCTGTATTGCGCCAGGACACGATGTTGACGAAGTCCGCGTTCTGGGCGTTGGGGTCTTTGCTCTTGTAGTCCCGCTCTACCGCCAGCCGGTAGGACGCCACCGGCGTCCCCTGCTGGGTCTTGCGCAGTTCTGGGTCAGCCACCAGGCGACCCTGTAAGAATACTTTGTTCAGCATATGTACACCTCTGCTCCAGTCTTTCTTTGTACCTGTTCGCGGATCCGCGCTTCGTTCCCGTGGCTGTCACTCATGTGACAGATGTAGATCTGTCGCAACCGGCGGGTGTCCGTGTTGTCCAGAAAAGTCAGGAAATTTTTCAAGCTCATGTGGCTGGAGAACAGCCGCTTTGCCCGGACTGCTGGGGTATCCCCTGCGCCGTACTGCTCCCACAATGTCTGGTCATCATAGTTGCACTCGCCGATGATATGGGTCAGGCCGGTGAAGCGATACCGCAGGTAAAAGGTATCGGTAAAGTACAGCAGCTTTTCCCCGGTGGCCGCAGAGCCGATGAGGTAGCCCACCGGCTCCGGCGTGTCGTGCTCCACCCGGAAGGGCAGGATGCGGAACGTGCCGATGGGAAACGCGCCGTATCCATCTGCCTCTTTCCGCAGGCAATGCAGCAGCCTGCCAGCGGCGGTCAGGGACAACGCCTGCGCTTCCCCCTCTGGGAGGTATACCGGCACACAAGCACACAGCAGATCCTTGACCGCCTTGCTGTGGTCGCCGTGGCAATGGGTGACCAGGCACCCAGACACCTGGTGCAGCCGGAACTTGCAGCCTATGCGGATCCTCCGGATAGGGATCCCTGCGTCCAGCAGCAGGCGGGTCTTGCCGTCGCTGATGTGATAGCAATTCCCCGTGCTGCCGGACGCCAAAACCGTGATGTCCATCAGAAGCCAGGTGCGGCAGGCGTCGGGTCGGGCTCCATCACCACGCCGTTCTCATCCACCACCGGCAGGTCAGGCAGATCCAGCCCCGCCGCATTGGCGTTTTCCTCTACGGTCGCCTGAGCCGCCGCCTGGGCAGCTTCCACCTCGTACCGTTCCGCCTGCTGCATCTTAGTGGACATAGGGCCATACTTGAGCAGCTTCCGGATGACGGTCTTTCTGGCCATCGCGTCAAAATCCGTCTTCCACGGGCCGTTGTTATACGCTTTGGAATACTTTCGCCCATGGGCTTCCGCCTCCTCCCTGGACATGTACACGGTCTTTTCAAAGCCGTTGAGCAACTTGAAGTAGGCAAAGTACCCGATTGCCTTATCACCGGTCGGCGTCCCGGTGATCTCCACCTGACCGGTCAGCCGATCCCTTACTACGCTCTCGCCCTCAAAGACGCAGCCGTCGTTAAAGAGCAGGTATTTGCCGGAGTTCTGCGCCAACTGCACCAGCCCCTTCCAGCCGGGGATAAAGGTCGGGACGTTCTTGTAAGCTACAACGTACCCATAGCCCAGCGCCTTGACGATTGGCAGGCCGAGGGACGCCGCCTTGAGACATTCCGCCGCCACAGCGTTGGGATCGCAGCCCTGCAGGTAGCGGTCTCCGGAGTACAGATCCAGCATGGAGCTGATAAAGCCCCCTGCCGCTTCCCCCATGCAGGCTTTCACCTGGTTCCGAAAGCCGCCATTATTCAGGATGCCCTTGAACGCATCCACTCTTGCCAATCCATTCTGATTCATGATACTACCTCACTTTCCTGTTCGAATAAGTCCACTTGACCCTCCATCGGTTCCTCGCCAGGATAATCAATTTCGACTCTCAGCTTCTTATCCGGCTTGGAGACCACCAATCGGATGACCTGGGTATCCACCGTCTGGAGGTGGGTCACCGATTCGGCGTTGTCCACGATGATAGGCGCTGTGACGCCGAAGTGTCTGGACAGCACGTCGATGACTTCCAGACCGCTGTTGATCTGTGCCGCCTTGTTCGCGTCCGGATACGGCACCAAGGCGCCCGTTTCGGAGGGCACCAGCGCTTCGCAGCAGTCTGCCAAGCCACCGTTGTTCTGCTCTCGGAACAGCCGGAACCGCAGGGTCTTGAACTGCCCGTTGATCCGGTCGGACATCAGCTCCGTCTTCCGACGGACGAACAGTTCACACAGATACAAACCGTGTTCGATGCGTTCAAATTCAGCGGCCAGCGTCCGTTCCTCCTGCTCCAGCGCCAGAATGCGCTTCCGCTGGGTCTGCGCCGTGTGCAGGTGGACTAGCTGGGTCTGCAAGTCCCGTTTCCGGTCTGTCCAGTCTCGGATGGCGATAGAGACCTTTTCCACCTCGTCCTGCGTTCCCTTCGCTGCCAACTCTGCCTTTTTCGCCTGGAGGGCAGCCCGTTTGTCATTCAAGGCGTGGTAAATGTTTGTCGCTTCAAACGGCTGCTTCTGGATGGCGTTCTGGGCCTGTTCCGCCTGCTCGGTCAGCTGTTCCGCTTCCATGGCACAGGCTTGCTGTTTCGCCCTCACTTGCTGGATCTGCTCTTGCAGCGTCGCCAGCATCTCCTGGCTGGCCTCCTTCTTGCCGCGCTCTGTGATCTCCGCCAGCATCTGACTCCGCTGCTGATTAAAATCTCCCCGCAGCTGAGCGATTTTCTCCGCCGGAAGGCGCTGGCCGCAGCAGGGGCAGACTTCGGCCTTCGCATCCCAAACCAACTCGAAGGTCTGGTTCCAACACTGGATCAGCTTTTCCCTGGTCTGTTCCATGGCAGCGTGCTGGGCAGTCAGCTTATCCGCTTCCAAGGCCGTCTGAGCAGCTTCCTTTTTGCGCTCTGCCGCCCGTGCCAGCAGGGTGCGAGCCGCCTGATACTGATCTGCCAGCCGGTCATTCTCTGCCTGGAGATGTTCCCCTTCCGCTTTGGTCAGCTCCACCGACAGCCGCATCAGCTCTGCGTCCACTTCCGCTGTGGCCGCTGTATCACCGCTCTCCAAAGCCTTTCGGCGGCTTTCCAGCTTTTCGATGTGAGTGTCTATCTCGATGATCTCGTTCTGGATCGTCTCCTCCGACAGGGTCTCCGCCCCTTCCGGGATGGCGTTGGCCGCCTCATCGATCCGTTCCGGCAGCTTGTCCAGCTTATTGTTGATGTCCCGTTTCTGTGCCGACGCGATCTTGCGGTACTCGTCCACGCTATAACGCTGGTCAGAGCCGGGGATTTTCAAAAACTCCGGCAGGTCAGCCAGCTCCGCCATGCTGTCGATGACCGCCTGGTCATCCTCCTCCCCGAAGATCTCCGTCAAAACCTCCCGGCGCTTCTTGTGATCCAAGTCTCTGAGGAAGTAGCCTGGCATGGTCAGCATCTTCATGCGTTCTTCCCCGCCCAGAGCCTCCTGGATGAACTGGGTGTAGTCCTTCTCCTTGGTCGGAACGCCGTTGATGTAGTAGTCGATGGTGTTGCCGCTGAACTCCGATTCAGCGTGGCCACGCTTCTTCTTGTAGACTTCGTGGAAAACCTTCTTGAGTGTGACTGTGCTCCCATCATCCAAGGTCAGCTCCGCTTCCGCGCAGTGATCCAGGTTGTGGACTTCCCCACCGGCGTTGTCGTTGGTCTTTGGAGTGAACCCTTTGGACCCGGTGCTAGACTTCCCGGTCAGGAGCCAGGCAAAGGCGTTTGCAATGGTGGTCTTGCCCGTGGCGTTCTCGCCATATATGCTGGCGTTCCGGCCATACACGGGCAACGTGAATCGTTTCATCCCCTGGAAATTGCTCAGGGTGAGTGTTTGGAGTTTCATTTTTTGCCTCCTTGTGCTACAATACAGTTGGTATTTTGCCTTTGCCGTCGTCGGAGTTGCCCCTCCGGCGGCGGCTTTTATCTTTGGGCGACCTTGCCCGTACCGCGATGACGGATGCTCCGCAATTTGTCCTCCAGCGTCACCTCTGCTGCCGCCCGCTCACCCTTGCTGGGCTTACCCGCCCAAATGAGGGCGCGGTGCATTGCGTACCGCGGGCACTCGTCGTGGCAGACCAGCGTCCTGTCCGTCTCCAACGTGCAGTCTCTGCACGGCCACAATCTCCGCGCCCATCTCCGCTGCTTATAACAGACCGGGCACAGCTCCGCCGCGCCGACCGTCACCAGGGTCTGAGCGCTCCACAGGCGCTGGCAGTGGGCGCAGGGCTTACGCGCCACGATAGTCACCTCGCTGACGCATCCGCCCGAAGGCGTCCTCTGCTACGCTCAGCAGCAGCGCCGTCGCCACCATCATCGCAACGCCAGGCCAGTGGTTGCCCTCCATCGCCATAGTCAGGCCGGATACCCCGGCTCCCAAGGCCATCAGACTGGACACAAACCCCACCGTAAACTGGCAAGTGTGTTTTACTCCCAGCATCGTTCTTCCTCCCCTCCGGCGATTACCATTGTGATGATGGATTCGGACACCCATTTGCCAAATGACTCATCAAACGCATTCGCTTGTTCGTTGATAGCATCACTCACGCTACGCAGGGATTTACAAACCCGCTCTGCCGCAACGATCAAAACGGCCTTGTCGAAATCCGACGCGCCATTAAACAAGCTCTGCACCTCGCGCAAATAGCATTTGAAGCCTCCGATCAAAACTTTGAGCGCCTCTTCTTCCTGCCCCGCGTCATGGAGCCTTAAAGCTGTTTTCACGTAGTCCAATGTTATCCCTCCTTATACCCGCTTGGTCACGTCCTTGATGATCGCCAGATAGCTGTCTGCTGTGACATCAATCTCCCGCTTGCCGCCGTGGTCATACCGCGCGATCACATACTCGCGGTCCTGGTCTTCGTACAGCTCACAGGACACCACACCGCACCGAGTCTGGCTCAACAGCCAACCCAGGTTGCGCACAAACAGACGCCGGTCGTCGTCCCACAGTCGTTCTGCTCGCGTCTCGTCTGCTGGGGTAGGAGACACGTCAGCACTGGGCTCCGGCTCGTACCCGGCAAGGTAGTCTTCGAGTTTCGCGTTAAGCTTCTTGGCACGTTCCGCAGCCTCAGCCAGGGCGTCATCGATGGTCATCATTTGTCATACCTCCTCAGTTGTCTCGTCTGCACCCGCCGCCCCCCAAGCGTCCGCCACCATCCCGTATGTAATCCATTCCGGGCACCACCGCCGCTGGTAGTCCAGCAGACCCTTACAGCGGCGCTGGATGTATAGGCGGCATTTCGCGCATTTGGGGCAGGTGCTGACATAAGCCGCTTTCACAGCTCCACTCTCCGGATTTCTCCGGTTGGTGTCTTTTCATCTTCGTCTCCGCGAGCCAGGTACTCCAGCACCTTGTCCAAATCGACCAGCTTCTTGGTGCCAGCCTTGCGGACAGGCACCTTGCCCTGGTTGATGATGCTCCGGATGTAATGCAGGGTGATCCGCGTGTCCGGATCCAGCGCCTTGATTTCAGCCAGGACGTCAGCCGCAATCCTCATTCTCGGGATTCCCATGGTGTTCACCTTCTTTTCGATATTGCCCGTCCTTTATCTCGCATGGTAAAATGCAATAAAAGGAGGAACTGATATGGATTTTGAATCTACTAGACCCCACATTCGCATGACCGCCCTCGAGAATCTCCAGCGCATCAATAACGAAATGAGGGTATTGCCCGGCCAGGACTATGAGCTTCCAGAGGACTGCATTTACGGAAGCGGAATCACGGATGAATCTCTCTTAGACATCGTCTCTGCCTTGAAAGAGCAGACAGACTCCCTGAACCGTCAGGTTGAAGAACTCAAGCGCCAGGCAGATGTGCAGGCTGGCATTGAGACGCACCTCAAAGAAGAAGCAGTCACCCGTTCAAAGGACGACAGAAAATACTTCTGGCTGGGCGTCCTGACCAGCTTTGTGATCTCTATGCTAGTAGAGCACGGATCAGCGCTGATACGATTTTTGCAAGGATTACTCCCAGGCTAGCCCCCAGCACATACATTCCTGCTTTGCGCATCTTTTCACCTCCTTTCTCCGGTTGCAAGTAATTCTCCGTCGATACTCCAATACTGTTTCACGACACTTACAGGGTCGTCCTCTGTCCCACAGCCTTTCAGACTTTCCGTTACGATAACCACCATTAACTTTGCGCTGTCTGTTCCCCTAGGTCGGACGGCGCTGTTTTTTTCTACTTTCATCCGTCTCACCTCCCATCCGTCTCGCGTTCAGCTTGCCCCCTTCTCTCTCAGCATGGTAAAATATCGGCTGAAAGGAGGGGCTTATTATGCCGCAAACAAATACTTCTATCGTTGATATATCTCTGGTGAAGGCTGTCGCATCTTACATCATTCCTTTAATCTCCGTGGCGCTTTCGTATGTATTTGGTCGACTCGAATCCAAAACAAGCTCTAAGCAAGTCGCCAGAATGGAACGGTACACGAATTTTTATGTTCCATACGTCAAAAAGCTCTACGCAGGTTTTGCATGGGATTATCCTATTGGCGAACAGTCGTTTGAAGCGAGATGCGCTATCCTAGATCTTCTGATGAATAACCTGCAATACCTCGATGTAAAAACCCAAAGACTCATCCCCGATTTTTATGCAGCATTTTTGGACATGGCTGAATACGACTCTGGCAATCCAGCCTTCCAAAACGCCCCGGAAGCGTTTGAATCTTGCTTCTGGTCTATCACGCAGGCTGTGTTACTTGAATCATCACGACTATCAAGAAAGCTAAAGCTTCCAGACATAACAGCAACCATTTCAGCCAAGCTGAATCAATCTGCGAAAATGTAACTATCATAGCCAGACCAAAAAGCGATCCTATTGCACTTGGTACTATCACGTCTCACCTCCTATCATCTCGTGTTCAGCTGGTTTCTTCAGTTCTTTACAACTTTCGTTTTGCGTAAGTCCTGATTAAAAAAAATAAGCGCAGCCTCGCAAGGGGTATCACACAGCAAATCAGCCATCATCAGCAACTTTCCGAACGGAATCTTCTCCGGATGTTCAAGATACGCCGCTAAAGTATTGCGGTTTACCCCGATTCCTTGAGCTAGAGATGCAATTGTATAGCCTTTCTCGCTCATTTTCCCTCTAATCTTCGGTGCATTGACCCGGTACATATACTCGCCTCCTTTCGTATTACGTAAGTTCAGTATAGCACTCACTTGCGCACAAGTCAACGCACTTTGCACTTTGTCTTTCGCAGAATGCAAGTTTTTTCTTGCGTCTTGCCCCGCCATGTGTTAACATACGCTTAGAAGCGAGGTGAGAACAACGAATTTATCTACCATTTTGAAAGAACAACGGAAGAAACTGGGACTTACTTTGGCTGAAATCGCCGATATTATGGGTGTTTCCGAAGCCACTGTGCAACGCTGGGAAAGCGGTAACATCAAAAACATTCGTCAAGAACGTATCTCAAAATTGGCCGAGGTTCTCCATGTGACTCCAGCCAGTTTGATGGGGTGGGAAAATCCTGAGAGCAATATTCCATCCGGTTTCCAGCCCGTCCCGCCTATGAAAGCAATCCCTCTTGTAGGGCAAATTGCTTGCGGCGAGCCGATCACAGCGGAAGAGAACATTGAGGACTATGTGACGAGTCTCCGCGCTTGGCACGCAGATTTCGCGCTGAAATGCATCGGAGACAGCATGGAACCCAAAATCAAAGACGGCGACATTGTTGCCATTCGGAAGCAGTCGACTGTTGAGAACGGGCAGATTGCCGCAGTTCGCATCGATACAGAGGCGACCTTAAAATGCGTTCATCAATCCCGAGACCGTCTTATTTTACAGCCGATCAACCCAGTCTATGAGCCTATCGTCCTAATCGGCGAGGAAATCAACCGTGTTGCGATCGAGGGAAAAGCCGTTGGCCTGTGCCGAGATCTATAACATCGATTGAGAAAAGAGAGGAGAATTTTAAATGGCGAAAAAGAGAAAACGGTCAGCCAAGCAAACTGGCAGCGGGATAGGCTCTTTACTGCTTATTATCCTTTTGTTTGCGAGCTGCTCCAGCATGTGCGACGGAAACAGCAAAAGTTCTAACAACAGTTCTGCTATTACTGCACCAAAAGTACAACCTTCTGTTAGCTCAGTCAGCGAGGAAGCGCCTGAATCAAGCAACCCTTTGTTGAACTTAAAAGTAGCAGAAGCCGATTATAAAGACCCAGATTCCGGCGTTACTTTGAAGCGTGCATATGTAAAAATCCCTCACGACAAATGGAACGCCCTTTCAGATGACGAGATTGTAGAATTTTATGAAACCTGCATCTCAGAAACTGATGCGACCCACTTCACAATTGATTTTGAGGATGGAACCGGCATCTATTTTCCGAGCTGTTCAAGATATGACGCCTTGGAGGGGAAACTCGATCAGGACGGGCGCGTAGAAAACGCAGAAAAGCAAATTACGGTTGAAACTGATGGCTCTCTGACTAAGGAAGACCCTGCACCTGCTGAGACCGAGCAGCCAGTGCAAACGCCGACAGAAGTACCGCAGGAGGCCCAGGACACCGAGGAACGTGTGTGGATCCCAACAAACGGGGGAAGTAAGTACCACTCCAATCCGAGCTGTAGCAAGATGAAGAATCCGCAGGAAGTGACAATCTCCCAGGCACAAAGCCGTGGATTTACTGCTTGCAAAAGATGCTACTAAATCACGAATCCTTGAAGATGGTGATCCAGTGTAAGCCGCCGGAGGAAACAATTCTCTATAAAGAATAACCTGCAACCAAGTAAAAAACCGCCCCGGTGTTGGAGCACCAGGACGGTTCAAAGGGTAGTAAGTTTGGATGGCCTACTACCCTTCTATTATAGCGTCCTTTCGGACGAAATGGAAGGAGAAAATGCAATGGCCACGATAAAAAAGCAAGGCAAAGGGTATCAGATCACTGTATCGGCTGGTTATGACATCAACGGTCGGCAAATCCGGAAATACCTGACCTGGGTGCCGGAACCTGGTATGACGAAGCGCCAGCTCGAGAAAGAACTGAACCGGCAGGCTGTGCTGTTCGAGGAGCAGGTCAGGGACGGCAATATTTGTGACGGCAGTATCCGTTTCAAAGAATTTTCCGAGTTGTTCATGCAGCGCCACGCGAACCCGAACTTGAAGGAAAAGACGTCCTACGAATATCAGGCCAAGTTGGTGCGCATCAATCAGGCGATCGGCCACATCCGGCTCAGAGACCTGAAACCCGCCCACCTTGCCGCGTTTTACGCAAATCTCCAGGAAGCCGGGATCCGCGCTGGCGCAACGACAGCAGTGTGCAAAATCGACTTTGCGCAGTGGATGAAGGGTCATCACACAAGCATGGCCGAGCTATCTCGCAACACTGGCGTGTCCCTTTGGTCTTTCAAGCAGATGAAAGCCCGGAAAAAGATTGCGATCGAGAACGCGGCGGTGATTGCGACGGCGATGAACGCCCAGCTTGAAGATGTCTTCCTGGTCATCAAAGACACAACGCCGCTTGAGCCTGGCACCATCCACGCTTACCATCGGGTCGTGTCCGCCGTCCTGTCCAAGGCCGCAAAATGGGGATATATCAAAGACAACCCCGCCGCAAAGACCGACCTACCCAGCTTGGGTGACAGATCAGCGGCATACCTGGATGAGGACGACGCTCGGAAGCTGCTTGAACTGCTCCAGGACGAGCCCATTAAATGGCGAACGCTCATCACCTTCGACCTCTTGTCTGGGCTGCGACGGAGCGAATTGCTCGGCCTGAGGTGGGAGGATGTGAGCATTGACACTCAGACCATCGCAGTGCGCCAGACCTGGAATTACACGCCCCGGAAGGGTACTTATGCCAGCACGCCGAAGACCTCAAAATCTCGCCGCCCCCTGAAGCTCCCCCGCTCTGTGTTCTTGCTGCTGCTGGAATACCAACGCTGGCAGGATGAGCAGCGGTGCGCGATGGGTGACGCCTGGGAGGACATTGACGGGCGCGTGTTCACCACTGAGCTGGGCGCTCCGATTTTTCCAGACAGCATCACAGCGTGGTTTTCAAAGTTCATCGCCCGAAGCGGCCTCCCAAAGGTGACCGTCCATTCCCTCCGCCATACATACGCCAGTCTGATGATCGCTGATGGCACACCGCTGGTGGTCGTATCCAAGGCGCTCGGACACGCCCAGCCCAGTACGACGGCGAATATTTACGCCCATGTTATTGCATCCGCCGAGGCGAAGGCTATGGAGACCTTCGACCGATTTGACGACGTTGTTGCGGCAAAGAAAGCAGAGTAAACGTTAAATAAACGTTAATCTGCTGATTTCAACAAATGCCCAGAAATAAGAAAAACCGTGTAACCATTGGGATTACACGGTTTTTTGTGGAGCTACTGGCCGGATTTGAACCGGCGACCTGCTGATTACGAAAACTACGCATTATGTTTTGTGTGCGTTCGCAGAGCGGAGGAATGCGTTGCGCCGCAACAGTTTTCGGTGTTTTATCGTTTTGTGCGCATGCGCACAATTCGCCGCGTTTTCACCACAATAAACGTTAAATAAACGTTAGAATAAAGCGCCCGGGGTGGATACCCCAGGCTTTTGCTGTCTATCACATCATTTCAAGAGCGCATCCCGCGACTTCTCCCCACAACTATTTCATCCCATGCAAAACGTACCAAAATAACGGTTCGTTTTGCCGATATATCACTCTGTATCTGTATAATATTTCTCCTTATCATAAAAGAAAAGGAGTGATTTTGTGGAGATACAAGAAAATATGGCCGCAGTCATTCACGCATTAAAAGAAAAACGAGGACAATCTCTGACCGAACTTTCTGAAGACCTGGAGATCTCCCGTTCCGCTCTGCAAGAATACTTGGCGGGAAACGGGAACCCCACCTTGGCGACGGTGGAACACCTGGCTGAGCGACTGGGTATTCCCTCTGTTGCTCTAGTTTCCGGGACGCTCCCGTCTGGACAGTTCGACGTTTTGATGACCCTGCTCGACAGCTTGAAATTGTTATCTGGTCTATCCGCTGACCAACGCCGCCGATTTACAGAGTTGCTGGGAGAAATGCTCACGCTTTGGGAAGGTGGCGAAGCCCGTGAAAGATGAAGGAATTTTTGTAGATTTCCGCATCGCTGCTTCCTATCGTATCCCGATGCCTGTCGTCTCCCTCCGGCGTTATTCTGGACGCAACGGCATTTATGCTTACCCAATTTGCCCACGCTGCAACACGACACTTCCGCGTGAATACCTATCCTTTTGCGATCGCTGCGGACAACGGCTGAATTGGAAGCACTTTGCGAAAGCGACCATTATTGATTGAATCTTATACGACAAAAGCGCCTGGGGCAATGCCCCAGGCGCTTTGTTTCGTTCTATTTATACCTTCGCCCGCACCAGGTAATAGACCGGCTCTGTCCGGTCATAGTACGGCGCGATAGGGCCGATGTTGGTGTAGCGCCCGTCCTTGGTATTCGACCGGAAGGGTCCGCCAGCATCATACCATTTGCCGCCGCCGGCGTAGATCGCCAAATTGCTCTCCCAAACGCACACGTCACCAGACCGCAGGTCGTCCAGCTTGTCCCAGGTCTTGCCGTTTTTGCTGCCAAGTTGAGTGTTTCGTCCAGAAATTTCTCCAATCCCTCTATCCAGATTGCCCAAGTCCGTTTTTTGACCCAGCTGTTTCAGTATAATTGTAATAGTTCACCAGACTATTCTCGCATCTTTTTGGCTTTTGTCACAATTTTTCTTGTAATTTCCGTTGTTTGCAAGTTAAATTTTGCTCAAATACCTATAGCTATGGCGCTGGGAAATGAGTATACTATATAGAGGAAATCTTTGAAGAAAGGAGCGATTTTGTGTACAGAGCGCTTGACGTAGCAAACTATGTTGTATCTAAGTGTTTGGACGATGGTTGTCCAATCAGCAATCTTCAGTTGCAAAAGATTCTCTACTATATTCAGAAGGATTACCTGAAGCGTGACAATCTTGCTTTCTCAGATGATATTGAAGCCTGGCAGTTCGGCCCCGTTGTTCCTAATGTTTACTACGATTATTGTGGATCTGGGTCCTTGCCTATCGATATGGCTGGGAAAGGAAAGCCTATTGCTCCTTCGGATAGAAACCGCTTTGATGCTGTGATAGAAAAAAAGCGAATATTGGACCCTTGGGCTATGGTCCGTGATACTCACAAACACGGCGGCGCATGGGATCAGATTTATGCGAACGGCGCAGGCAACCGAATGGTCATCCCGACAAGCTTAATTAAAACGGCGGGGTGATCAACATGAATTCGACCGCTACAGAAAAATCTAAGCGCAGCGACTTCAAAACTATTTTATATGAATTGGCAAAGCCTGATGTAAGCCCTGATAATCCAGCTTCATTGGAACCGTTCTTTGAAAAGTTCGAATCGCTTTATTTCGATGGCATGGGAGAAGGTAAGCAATTCCGGCATTTTTATTCTGATATTTTTCAGGCATTAACTAATGTTAATCTAGGTAAAACCACGGGGTCCATTCAGATGATTACCGAAAACCTTGCTGCTATCCGCTCCCTATACCGTCCCTCTTCGTCTGAGCGGGATGCAACGCTTCCTCTGCAAAAACTATCTGATCACGTTAATTTAGATGTAGCTCGGATTCTATATTTAGAGTCTCAGGATAGGAAAGTATCGAACGAAAAGTCTATTCATGATCTTAGAGCAGACATCAAAAGCCTTACAGAAAACGTCGATGAAGTAAGCGCTTATCTTGACCAGCGAGTTAATGAAGCAGATAAAAAATTACAAAATATGAACACAAGCATTGAAGACTCTAAAAAAGAGTATATTGCTATTTTGGGAATTTTCTCGTCTGTCGTTCTTTCTTTTACAGCTGGAATCGCCTTTTCCACTTCGGTACTACAAAATTTCCACAAGGCAAGCGTTTATCGCACTGTGCTGATTGTCATATTGATTGGTTTTGTTCTATTGAATATAATCCACTACCTATTCCGATATGTTCATAGTTTGGTTTACAAATCATCTTCAGATATGTACGCCTTCCCGTCAATCAAATCACTAAATATTGCGCTGATCATAATGATGCTACTTGTAGTGCTTGCATGGTTTTTTGATATTGCAAATCTTAAGAAAACCCTTATTCATATTCAACCTATATTCAGCTTCCTATAAACAAAAGCGCCTGGAGTGGTTCCATCCACCCCAGGCGCTTTTTCTATATTACTACATCATTTCAGGAGCGCGTCCCACGTCTTCGCCCCCACGACACCATCCACGCTCAGCTGATACTGCCGCTGGTACGCCTCCACCGCCGCTTTGGTGGCATTGCCGAAGACACCATCCACAGCGATACCGCCCAGCATCTTCTGCAGGGCACGCACCTGCTGTCCCTTGTCACCTTTCCGCAACGTATCCATATCATGTACCTCCTCGGATTTGTTATCTGCGAAGTCTTCATAAAAATAGGACCGGTCTACCTTACCGGTCACGCCGGTCACTTTGCCCTTGTCGGTGTACTGCCAGCCGACATAGCGCTTGACCTGCTTGGGCGGGATCGTCGACCATTTGGCCACCCACAGCGGATAGCTGGACAGCTTGGACAGCTGCAACCCACTGATGAAGTAGCTGTCACTGGAGTAGATGCCCACGGCATACCCTGCCGCCGCCATGGCCGCCAGGAACGCTTTGGCGTAGGTCGTCCGCGCTGCGGCAGACAGGCGGTTGAAGGCGCTGGGGTTGGCGGACGGCTCACTGTCCAGCCAGACCCGGAAGTTGATGTGTGCCTTGTAGGGCTTCAGCAAGCTCACCAGATAGTCGGCATCCCCCTCCGCCTGAGCCACAGAGGTGTGCGCCGTCCACCAGTAGACGCCGATCCGTTTGACACCGGCACTGATGGCGCCCTGGATGTGCTTCAAGAACATCGGGTCAGTCTTCAGGCCGCCGCCCGTTCCGCGGTAACCGGCACGGATGACGACGCCATCCACGGCCTTGGCTGCCTGTGTCCAGTTCACCGTCGGGTTGAACTGGCTGACGTCCATAAAATGCAGTTTTGTCACTGTGGGAACCTCCTTCACTTTGGGCACGACCACCACCAGGATGGGCGAATTGAACGCATAGCCACTGGTGATCTTGTTGGCCTTGTAACGCCCCTTGCTGTCCAGCTGACTGCCCTTTGCGCCGTTACAACTGTAGATCGCACCGCCGCCAGCGCAAATGCAGACGTTGCTGTCCTGGACGCAGAGGACGCCCTTCTGCCGGTACTTCGCGGGCAGGTCAGCGTACTTCTTCCCTACCCACACCACGTCCACCTTGTCCCGAGGCAGATTGGCCACGCCGGTCATCGCCTTGGCCACGGTGGACTTTTTGCGCAGGATGTTGGCGTCCGAACCGCCCACGGCGTCCCGATGGCCGACCACATCGCCGCTGGCCAGAATTCCAGCCAGCTGATAGGCGATGGAGGCGGAGGAAGCGCAAGTGACCTTCTTGGCGCTCAGCAGCCGGGCGTAGGTCTTCGCGCCGCTGGCGTGGGTGCAGCGCAGGGACACGATCTTCGGATAGAGCTTGTCCGCTGCTTCTGCTGCCTTGGCCAGGTAATCAATCTTCGTCACTGTTGCCGCCATGGTTGTCTCCTTTCTTCTGGAGCATTTCAATCGCATTCTGCATCACCGCAGGCATGGGCACGCCCATGAGGCCAGCGTTCTCCGTGATGGAGATTGCTTCCCCTGCGATGAAGGCGATACAAGCCGTATCCTTGAGATAGGACATCCCCACCAGCAGATCAAGCCGATATGCCACCAGGACAGCCGCCAGCGTCATCGCCTTCCGAATCAAGCCCTTCCAGCAGGTGTGACTCTCCAGCGCGCCATTCTTGGACTTCTGGGACTTGTGGAAGACGCCAGCACACACAAGGCCGCTGACATAGTCGATGCCCATGAACCACACCAGTGTGGTCAGTGCGGCAGACCAACCGCCGAACAGCCCGGCGACGAAGGAGCCAACCAACCCCGCACTCGTACAAATCATTTCTTTCATGTTGTTCTCCTTTTTCAATTGATCGGATAGGCCAAGTTAATCCAAAACGCATTGGCCGAGCCACGATTAATCTGTAATCCACCGTCAACAGGGATACGCAGTCTAGCCGGATTGGTAGTAGGCGCTTTCCAGGATGGTAATGTTGCATAGATGGGTTGACCGTTTTGCGGCCCCGGCACCTTACTACTGTCTAACAATGTCGTCCAGCCGCTGACCGGCCCAGTCAAGGTTATGCCAGCGTTGACAAAGCACATTCCCAGCTTTTGGGTTACCACCGCCGTGCCGTCCGACACTACACCGCCGGAAAAGCTGGTGTAGGACTTAGCGCTATAATTTGTCGTAATTTGTGGCGTGTAGACAAATAATTCGTCATTTGTCAGTTTGATATAACTCCCATCTCCGTATTGGATGTTCGTCCGATGCGGCGTGGTCGCCGCTACCGGCGGATTGTCGTTATAATCATCTGTTACCGACGCCTGCTTCAAGAGGAGGTAATCAACCCCGTTTTGTTCTTGCACGGTTTTGATGACAGTTTGGGTGTATATCCGCTGATACAGCAGCCCATCTTCGTCCGTGTCGTCGTATACACGCTCTGATACGATATTGATGTTCTCCCCGCTCAAAATCGCGCCAATGAGCCGGGCGCCTGTGATGGTGCCGGTGGCAGTGATGTCCTGCGCGAAGATAGACCGCACAAAGGCGGCGGACAGATACACCTTATCCCCGTCAATCAGCACCTCGCCATCCTGGATCTTCGTCAACCCGTCCACCGTATCCGTCACCTGCTGCGCCTTGTTATACGCCTCCTTCGCTGCCTCGTAAGCACTGGATTTAGAGGCAGCAGAGTAAGACCAAGTCCCGTCCGAGAAGATGGTCAAGTCCACAAAGTACAGGGTGTTAGTGCTTCCACTGGTGTAGCTGGGTTCCGTTTCGCTCCAGCTGCCGCCGGGCGGATTCAGAGTAGGCTGGTCTGGCGCATCCAAGTTGGATGCCTGGAGCAGGTAGTAGCGACAGGTCGCTGTCACATCCACTCCCTTTTCCCCTTGCGGACCTTGCGCCCCCGTTTCTCCCTGTGGACCCTGTGCGCCGGTGTCGCCCGGTTCCCCCGGAGGTCCTTGTTCTCCTTGCGCTCCTCGTGCGCCAGTCTCCCCAGTTTCTCCTTTCGGCCCCTGCACTTTCGACCAGGCAAACACCGATGGGTCAGAGATATCCACCGCCTCCTCCGTCTGGTTGACTGCCGTGCCCAGGTAGGGCTTGCCTTCCGGATCCAGGCTGACGCCGTTCCCTTGGGCGTCGTCAGCGTAGGCGATCCAGGTGTACAGTGTCCTGTCCGCCATAGCCGCAAATTTTTCGGCCAGCTCCTCCACCTTGGCAGAGATGCCGCTCCCTTTCAGCAGGTATTCTCCCAGGGTGGCGGTCTGCTTCTGGGCACAGATGGAGGTCTCCAGCTTCAGGATACGGGCGGACAGGTACAGCTTCCCGCCATCGTCCACGATGTTGATGCGGTCGCCGATCCGGATGCCCTCCGGCAGGTTGTTGATCTCCACCTCATAGTTGACCTCCATCTGCCGGAGCTTTTTCAGCTCTTTAATGGCCTTGCTGCACAAGGTCGCTTGGCTGGTGGTGTCATAGGTGTATTGCCGGATGTGGTGCCCCTGCCAGTCGGACGCATCCGCAACCTCCCAGGCATATCGGCTCCACTGCGCCACTGCCTGACGGGATTTCAGCAGCTTCCCGTCCACATAGAAATCCCCGTCATCGTAGGTGTAGCCCTGCAAGGTGATGGGGTCTTTTTTGCCTTTGGGCGTGCCGCCGGTGCAGGAGAGTGCGGTTGCCAGGTTGGCTACTGACTTCTTGGTAGTGATGCGGTCGATGTCCTGGTTCAGCCGCAGCTGATCCGCCACGTCCTTCCCGCGCTCCTGGTAGATGTTGATGTACTTGTGGGTCACTTCCATCCCGGAAATCGCAAAGGAATAGGAGATTTCAAAGCCGCCAAAGCCCTCCGCGATCTCCGTCAGCCGTTCTGTTGCTGTCTGCTCGGACGCAAACTTGAGCTTCTTGACCAGGTCGGGCACCTCATTGATACCGATTTCAAAGCCGCTGTCCGCCGTATAGCGCTTGATGTACCAGGCCACGTCGTGGTTGGCCGTGGCCTCATAGGCCGGGCAGACCTCGTTGAGCAAGTCCATACCAGCGTCCTCGGCGTACAGGTACACGGTCTGCTCTTTTGTGTCCACTTCTACCTCGATGATGGTGTAGAACTCGTTCAAGTCGCCGTCGCTGCGCAGCAGGTAGTTCCCCGCCTCGCACATGGCCTCCAGCTGCAAGCGGTTCTCTCCATCGAATTTCACCCGGCACTCGAACACGGCCACGCCGGTCTCGACCTCCTCCGTCTTGGTATCCTCCACGATGGTGAACCCGCCAGGCAGGCCGGTGGAGGCACTGCCCTGGATTTCCATGCTGCGGTTGGCAAAATAAATAATCACAAAAACACCTCTCTATAGCGAATCTTGCAGTTGGGTGCGCTCCCGGCTGGCACCCAATCCGACCAGACCACGCCGATTTGGTTGGTGCCAGGCTCCAGGTAAAAGGTCTCCCAGTCGTTGCCCAGCGCGCCCAGCTCCGGCGCTCTTGCGTCGTTAAGGTAAATCTCTCCGTCCTCGCAGTCCGCTTCCACCACATCTCCCGCACTGAACTTATTTGGAATGTCCCGGAAGGTCTCGCAGGAATCGGAGATGAACTTGGCGGAAAACAGCCCGTTGTAGGACAGCGGCGTGACAGAGGCATATTTGCCCATCAGGAAGGTGATTTCATGGACTTCGGTGCTGGTGATGCCCTTGTCCTTGAACGCCTTCTTGATGCCACCAATGTTGAAGGTCACCGTCTTGCCGGACTTCTCGATGGTGGAGGTCAGCACCGGCTGGATGGTGCGCTTCTTCTTGATGCGCTTGCCCTTCTTCTTGACCACCTCCGTGATGGTCTTCTTGTAGCCGAAGCACTTGTTGTAGTAGGTCAGGTCGATGTTCTGGGCGTGAACGGTCTTCCCGTTTACATACAGTTTCAGCTCTGCCTTTTTGCCGG